ATCATGTCAGAGTCGCGTAAAAGCATTTCTGCATATCGCCAGAGCGTAGGCGCCCCCTGTTTTGGAGGGTCCTTTGCAAAGGCGCTGACCAGAGCAGCCACCATACTTTCGCGTGAGTTCAGTCTCACAAGTATGCCGGATTTTAAATCCTTTGGCTGCCGTCAAGTCAGGCAGGTTTGGGAGGAGTGGGCTGAGAGTGCCACACCCAAGGGCAGACGTCGATGGCGGTATCGCATGGCCGTAAAAAGCTGTGTGCGTATCTTCGATAGCGACTGTCCTAAGTGTGATCCCAATGCCCGGAGAGAGGCGCGCGATGCGTGGGCCGAGAGAATAGGCAACTATGATCTTGAGGGTGAGTTGCGTTGTTCAGCTTACACTGAGGAGCTCAAAGCTCACGTTCGCGTGCTTGTAGGAGGATGGGGGAAGAGGCTCTTCGACTGCCGGAAAGACCGGAGAGAGCCAACATTATCTTCTGACGTATACATTCCTGACCAGCAGGGATGTAGGGAGACTCAAAGAGGTGAAGGTGGTACCTTGGGTACTTGTCTGTGCTGTTATGACGGTGACGCAAGTTTAGTCAGACGCGGTGTAGCAAAGACGAAGGGTAAGTTTAGGGTTGTAACTATGCAGAGTGCGCACGTCAAGCGTGTTCTGCGCCCAGTACACAACGCACTTTACGACCATCTCACCTCTTTTAATTGGTGCGTCAGAGGAGACGTGAAGAGAGAGGATTTTCTGGCTGTCTGCGACGCGGGCTCCGAGGATATCATAAGTGGTGACTATAAAGCCGCCACTGACAATATTTATCTAGGAGCCGTCGGTGCTATCGTAGAAGTCCTTGCGGAGTGTGAGGATTTGAGTGATAACGAGAGGGAGGTTCTCGTTGGGAGTTTTCGAGATTTGCGGTGGCTGTCTTGTTCGGGTCAGGAGCACCCGATTCGGAGGGGGAGTATGATGGGAAATCTGGTGAGTTTCCCTTTGCTCTGCCTCTTGAACAAAGCTTGCCATGACATGGCCGCCGCGAGGGCTTACGGGCCCGAAGTTAGAAGGGTTGGGAGGTTTAACGGCGATGATTGTCTGTTTCAGGGAAACCAATCTATGTATCGCGAGTGGAGGTTTGTCACCTCTGTTTTCGGTCTCGTCGTCAATGAGAGCAAGACGATGGTGTCGCGTCACTGGGCTGATCTGAATAGCCAGACTTTTGACATTACGCGGCGCCGTTTGATTGCGAAACCTGTCCTTTCCTTCCTTCTTCCTTCTCGGAATGCTCCTGGCGAGATACTGACCTCCGTTCTCAAGGGAATTTCGTCTTTCAAGAGGGACGTACAACACTGGATCGTAAATGTGTTGATGCGTTATGAAATTTCTTTGAGGGGGTTCACTCTTTCCAATATTCCTTCCGCTTGGGTGAAAGTCCTCTGTAAGAGGAAGTGGTTTAGGAGAGTTGTCTGGGATGGGCCAGCGATTCCGG